CTGTACCTAGTTTGCGTGATACATACATTACTAATGTTCGCAAAATGGGTGGCAACGTAGAATGAGCGTAAAACTTTTGTTATTAAAATCTGGTGAGGAGGTAATCACTCAGGCTAAAGAGATCTTAGATCCTGATACCAAAGAACCAATTGGATTTCATTTACATAAACCCTTTAGATTAGATATTGTATCTGATGATGGTGGTATTGTATTCAATAGGGAGAAAGGTTATCAGGTTGCTTGGTTTCCTTGGGCACCTTTGAGTAAGGATAGAGATTTCTATCTACCAGGTCATCATGTTTTAACAGCATATGATCCATTAGATACGATTGCTGATCAATATATACAAGCAATCAAAGAAGAAAATTACGAACAGAACTTTAAGCAGCATGAAGACATGATTGCAGGAGTTACTGAGAGTGATTTAGACATGGAAAAATTATTTGCTGACGCAGAAAAAGTATTGGAGGATGAAGATGGAAACGATGGTAGTGATACTGAAGTCAGGGATACACCTGATCAGTCAAGTGGAACAACTGGAGGAGGAACCGAACTGCCACCTACAGGATCCGTACCTAATCAAGGATGATGGTACACTGGAGCCATGGCCCAGATATACAACTGACACAGACGTGTTGCTTTATTCAGAAACTCTTGCTACAATAGTAGAACCAACAAACGAAATCAAAAAAAAGTACGAGATCGTTACTAAATGAGTTTCTACACAAATGTTCAAATGGTTGGGGACAACTTACTTTATCTTGGGTACGAAAATGGTGAACGTATTCAGAGGAAGTTTAAGTTTTCTCCAACTCTTTTTGTCGTCACGGACAAGAAGACTAACTGGAAGACCCTTGACGGTAGGTATGCTAAGCCTGTTCAGTTTAATTCAATTAGAGAGGCGAGGGACTTTAGGGAGAAGTATCGTGACATAGAAAATTTTGAGGTTCATGGGTATGACAGGTATCTCTATCAATTCATATCGAAAGAGTTCCCGAAGGAAGTTGATTACGACCTTAAAAGTCTTAAGGTTACATCTCTTGATATTGAGGTGGCATGTGAAAATGGCTTCCCTAACGTGCAGGAATGCTCGCAATCTCTTCTCAGTATTACAGTCCAAGACTATTTCAGCCGTAAGATCAAGGTATGGGGTACCAAACCGTATCAAAACACTCGCGATGATGTTGAATATATCTTATGTGACAGCGAGGAACATTTGCTCCGTGGGTTTCTTCACTATTGGACTACTAATTTCCCAGATATTCTTACGGGGTGGAATGTAGAACTGTATGACGTACCATACATCTGTGGACGTATGGAACGGTTGTTTGGTGAACGTGAGATGAAGCAGATATCTCCATGGGGTATCGTTCATCGTGAGGATTTGGAGATCAAAGGTCGTCAACAGATAATATATAATATTTTTGGTATCAATGTCGTTGATTATCTTGACTTATATAAGAAATTCACTTATACTAATCAAGAATCCTATCGCTTAGACCACATAGCATTTGTGGAACTAGGTCAGAAGAAGTTAGATCACAGTGAGTTTGAGAATTTTAAGGAGTTCTATACTCGTGACTGGCAGAAGTTCATTGACTACAATATCAAGGACGTGGAACTTGTTTCCAGACTTGAGGATAAGATGAAACTTATCGAACTTGCTATTGCTCTAGCATATGATGCTAAGGTTAATATCAGGGATGTATATTATCAGGTGAGGATGTGGGACACCCTCATATATAATTTTCTTAAGGAGAAAAATATTGTTGTTCCACCAGCAAAACGATCAGACAAGTCAGACAAATACGCAGGAGCTTATGTCAAGGAACCGAAACCAGGACGCTATAATTGGGTTGTCTCTTTTGACCTCAATAGCCTGTATCCTCATCTTATTATGCAATACAATATCAGTCCAGAGACCCTCAGGGAGACTAGACATCCCAGTGCGAGCGTTGAACGGATTTTAAACCAAGAGATTGATATTAGTGGTGATTATGCAGTATGCGCTAACGGTGCTCAGTACCGTAAAGACATACATGGGTTCCTACCAGAAATGATGCAGAAGATTTACGATGAGCGCACGATATCTAAGAAGAAAATGCTCGCTGCCAAGCGGTTGTATGAAAATGAGCCGAGTGCCAAATTACAAAGAGATATTAGTAAATTCAATAACATCCAAATGGCTCGAAAGATCCAACTCAACTCGGCTTATGGTGCCATTGGAAATCAATACTTTAGATATTATAACTTGGCTAACGCTGAGGCAATTACTCTTAGTGGGCAGGTATCAATACGGTGGATTGCGAATAAAATGAATGAGTACCTGAACAAGGTACTTAAAACTAAGGAGGTTGACTATGTTATTGCTGCAGATACTGATAGCATATATCTTAATCTCGGTCCTTTGGTCGAGACTGTATACGAAGGCAGAGAGAAAACTGATGAAAGCGTTACTACGTTCCTTAACAAGGTCTGTGAAGTGGAACTTGAGCCTTATATTGAAAGTTCTTACGAAACGTTGGCCTCGTACGTAAATGCTTATGAGCAGAAGATGATCATGAAGCGAGAGAATATTGCTTCTAGTGGTATTTGGACTGCTAAGAAGAGGTATATTCTTAACGTATGGGATAGTGAGGGTGTTAGGTATAATGAACCCAAACTAAAGATGATGGGTATAGAGGCAGTCAAGTCTTCTACTCCCATGCCATGTCGTGATGCTATTAAAAATGCACTCAAGATTATGATGAGTGGTAGTGAAGAGGATCTCATAAGTTTTATAGATAACTTCAAGGATGAATTTGATTTGTTACCTCCTGAAGACATTGCATTTCCAAGGTCGGTCAATGGACTACGCAAATTTAAAGCGTCAGGAACCGTGTATTCAAAGGGAACCCCTTTACATGTTCGTGGAACTCTGCTTTATAATTTTTATGTCGCAAAGAACAAACTTGAATACAAGTACCCACTCGTTCAAGAGGGAGAAAAGATAAAGTATCTGTACTTGAGGCGACCAAACAAACTAGGCAACGAGAATGTTCTTTCATTCCTCAATACTTTTCCAAAAGAATTAGGACTGGCAGGACAGATAGATCGTGATGCCCAATTTAAAAAAGCTTTCCTTGACCCTTTACGAATTATCACAAATGTGATAGGATGGGAGACAGAGAGAGTTGCTAACCTTGAATTTTTATTTGCATGACATCATCATTTTTAAAAGATATCGTAAAGACGATTGATAATGAATACGCTGGTTTACTTTCTGAGGGTGGTGTCGGAGACATTGAATCTTTTGTTGACACTGGTTCTTTTATTTTCAATGCTCTCGTTAGTGGTTCAATTAACGGAGGTGTACCAAGTAATAAAATCACTGCATTAGCAGGTGAGAGTGGTACTGGTAAGACTTTTTTCTGTCTGGGTATTGTTCAGAATTACTTGGCAGAAAATCCAGATGCAGGTGTAGTTTACTTTGAAAGTGAAGCTGCTATCAGCAAACAGATGATAGATGAACGTGGCATAGATGGCACACGTATGATCTTAGTACCAGTAACTACTGTACAAGAGTTTCGTACTCAAGCATTACAGATCTTAGACAAATACTTAAGTCAAGATAAAGAAAAGCGCAAACCAATGATGTTTGTGCTAGACTCATTGGGGATGCTTTCCACATCTAAAGAACTAGCAGATAGTGCCGAGGGTAAAGACACTCGTGACATGACTAGAGCACAAGTTGTGAAAGCAATATTCCGTATTCTTACCCTTAAATTGGGTAAGGCAAATGTTCCTTTAATTGTAACCAATCATACCTATGATGTTGTTGGCGCGTATGTACCTACTAAAGAGATGGGTGGGGGTAGTGGTCTTAAGTATGCTGCTTCTACAATCATATACCTCTCGAAAAAGAAAGAGAAAGACGGTAAAGATGTCATCGGAAATATTATCAAAGCTAAGGCAGCAAAGTCTCGTTTGACAACCGAGAATGCACAAGTTGAAACAAGGTTATACTATGATGCTAGAGGTCTCGACAAGTACTATGGACTATTGGAATTGGGTGAGAAGTACGGAGTTTTCACTCGTAAAGGCAACCGCATTGTTGTCGGCGATAGCTCCGTTTATCCTTCTGCTATTCTTAAAGATCCCGAAAAATACTTCACGGAAGAAGTGATGGAGAAACTTGACTGGGCAGCAGGACAAGAATTTAGATATGGATCTGAAAAATAATGAGAGACGATCTATTTTCTATCCCTGTCCGTAAGTATCACATTGAAGAGAACGATCAGTTCGTTGATTATATCGATGAAATGTATAATTCTCAGAAGTTTGAGGTACCATCACCATATATTTCTGGAGTTGACCAGTTGCCACAGTGGGCAACAATGGGGTATATTGATATACTAGAGGGATTTTTAAATGATCTTGGTATACAAGATACTCATGTTGCTATTATTACTAGCATAACTTTAAAAGTTCTTGAGAAAGGAGAGAGTGTTGATCGAACTCATACTCTACCTAGTCATTACACACTAACTCATTATGTTAGTGAGACTAGACAGTCTGATACTTTCTATCATCCAGCAAAGAGTTTTGTTGAATGGTTAAATCCAGGTATTGATGAATGGAAAGAAGCAGCTGGCATGTATATAAATCAAGGTGATGTATTAATACATCCATCTTTTGTTGAACATAGTTCTCCTGTTGTTGATCGCAAGAGGATGACTATAACTCTTACAGTATGTTTGGAACGCAGAAATGAACAAGGTAGAGAACTTAGTACTGAAGAACCTACTCCTCAGTGAGAAGTATGTTCGTAAAGCTCTGCCATTTATAAAGGCAGAGTATTTTACAGACGTACTTGAGAAGAAACTTTTTAGTGTAATATCTAAATACTTTGCTGACTACAGTGCCCTTCCTACTAAGGAAGCACTGGACATTGAAGTTGGACAATTAGATACAATTTCAGATGATCAGCATAAGCAATTGCTTAAGGTCATTGCAGATATTGATGATGAACAATCTGAGTTTGATTGGATTGTAGATACTACTGAGAAGTGGTGTAAGGAACGTGCTATCTACCTTGCACTCATGGAGAGTATCAAGATTGCAGAAGGTAATGATGACACTCAAACAACTGGTGCCATACCTACCATTCTTTCTGATGCCTTAGCAGTCTCATTCGATAATCATATCGG